CTCACTAGAATAGGTGTATCTAGCAGAAAAGAAAAAACCCTATTTCAATCTTGTCATATTTTACACAAAAAGGGTAGGTATTATATTGTTCATTTCAAAGAGCTTTTTGCCCTAGACGGAAAGCCTACTAACATTAATGACAATGATATTGCACGAAGAAATACAATTACCAATTTGTTGGCTGAGTGGGGATTGGTTTCTTTAACCGATTCTCAAAAAACAAACGAGCCAACAGTATCTTTGAATCAGATTAAAATTATTGCCCATCGCGATAAAAGCGATTGGGATTTACAAGCGAAATATAATATAGGTAAACGAATAACTTGACGAAGACACTTCGATATACACAACGAATCCGTGGGCCACGCTCGCGTGCGAGCGACTCCTCGACACTAAATCTATTGAAGTTTTATAAACTAAATCCCAACGCAAAAGCTCCTATATTTGCTACAGAAGGTTCAGCCTGTTTTGATATTCACGCTTCTCTGATTCGTGGGGAGAAAGTGAAACTATACACTTCAAACGATGAATTTGACCAACAAAGGATTATGAACGAGGAGTTTGTTATCTGGCCAGGTGAGCGTGTTCAGATTCCTACCAATCTAATATTTGATATTCCAAAAGGTTGGTCGATTCGCATTCATCCTCGTTCTGGATTATCATTTAAGCGGGGGTTGATTCTGGTCAACCAAGAGGGTATTATTGATAGTGATTATGTGGAGCCTGTGTTTATTTTGATGACTAATGTTAGTAGCAAAGACCAAACAATTTATAATGATGATAGAATTTGTCAGGGAGAAATGGTACCTTCTCCGTTATATCATCTAGAAGAAATTAATGAAAAGCCCACACAAAAAACTGACCGAGAAGGTGGTTTTGGGTCCACGGGGTACTAAATAGCTATTGACATTATGAATTGAGTGATTACATTTATAATATAACACCGAGAGGGTGCCGAAGTTCGGGCCCACTCATAACTAAGCAACTTGCTTAATATAAGGAGATGCGATATGACACGCATTACTACGTCCACTTTTGACTCTGTTATCGACGAATTCCGTCGAGACCCATTCAACGTCGGCTTCGACAATATGTTTGACCGACTTGTTGATTTCCAGACCACAATTAATCCCTCCCAAAAGATTGGTTATCCTCATTACAATGTCACCAAGGTCGGTGATAATGAGTTTGCCATTGAAATTGCCTTGGCTGGATTCTCAGAAGAGAATCTTGTTGTTACGGCTAAGGAAAATACCCTTGAGGTAAAGGGTGAACTTCCTAGCAAGAATGGCGAGACTGTTATTCATCGGGGAATTTCGACTCGTGCATTTAACCGTCGATGGAATCTTGCAGATACCATTGAGGTTACTGGAGCTGACTTCACGAATGGTCTTTTGACTATTCACCTGAAGAACATCATTCCAGAGGAACAGAAGCCTCGGGTCATTTCCATTAACACAGACGCTCCCACCAATCAGGAATTTTTGGCAGAGAGTAAGTAAACATAAAAGGGAGGGCTTAACGGCCCTCCTTTTTTACTATATAATAGTATGTTTACTAAACCAAAACGTGAAATCGACCGAGTGTTTTTACATTGCTCGGCTTCACCTAATCCGGAGCATGGCGATGTAGAAATTATTCGTGCATGGCATTATCAACGTGGTTGGAGTGATATTGGGTATCATTACTTTATTCCGTTTGAGGGTGAACTTCAGGTTGGTCGTGATATAGAAAAAACTCCAGCGGCACAAAAAGGACACAATACCGGAACAATTGCGATTTGTCTTCATGGGCTTTATAAGCATAATTTTACACTAAACCAATTTGAAACTTTACAAAAATTATGCAAACAAATTAATATTGAATATGATGGTAATATTACCTTTCATGGGCATTGTGAAGTATCAACAAAAACCTGCCCTGTTTTTGAATATAAAGCTGTATTGGAGCTAGACCCTTCTGGACATATTATAGGATTAAAGCGAGCAAAACTTCTTGATATGTTTGATGTTGGTGTTGAAGTGATGAATTTACAACGACGATTGAATGTGTTTTTAAAACAACATTTTGGTAACAACGATATAGAGCTTGATGTTGATGGTGTGTTTGGGCAAAATACAGCCCAAGCTATTTTGATGTTTCAGTTTACTCATGTAATTACACCAGATGGCGTGGCTGGACCAAAAACTTTATTATTACTTCCCACACTTGAATAGAGGATATTATGGACGAAATTAAAATTGTGAATTTGATAACAGGGCCGCCCATTATTGCAAAGGTATCTATTGACGATGACTATTATGTTCTAGAAGATCCATTTAATATATTGTATGTTCCTCCGAAGGAGAAGGGGGGCAAACCAACATTTACTGTTTTTGATATGATGGTTCTTTCCTCCGAGTCTGACATTGAGGTGGCAAAAAAACATGTTCTTTATTGTAGTACTCCAACTTCGGAAATTATAGAACAATATAATGCCATGTTGCTAAATCATCTTACACCAATTACAGGTGATGATTGACAATTAGACACAAGACTGCTATACTTTATACATGAAAAACTTTTATACAAATGTTCAATGTGTTGGCAACAATATATTCTTTCGGGGTATTATTAACGGTAAACGGCGAAAGGATAAGTTAGAATATTATCCGACAGTATTCGTGCCAACAAATACCGAGTCGAAATATAAAACTCTTGATGGCAGTTCTGTTGGTTCATTAAAACCAGGAACGGTTCAGGATACTCGCCAGTTTATTAGACAATATAAAGATGCCAATAACTTTACGGTATATGGTAATCATAATTTTCAGTATTGTTGGATTGGCGATCAGTATAAAGACAATATTGAATATGACAGGGACTTGATTTCAATTGTCTATCTTGATATTGAGGTCGATTCACAAAATGGTTTTCCAGATCCCGAAGTTGGCTCCGAAGAAATTACTGCAATCACGATTAAGCACAAGGATATATTTTGGGTTCTTGGGTGCGGTGACTATACCCCCAAAAAAGAAAACGCAAAGTATATCAAATGTGAAAATGAGATTGATTTAATTCAGACGTTCATTGAGCTTTGGCGAAAGGTTGACCCGGACATCATCACTGGATGGAATGTTCAATTCTTTGATATTCCATATCTGTATAATCGAATTACCCGAGTGCTTGACGAAAAGACAGCCCGTAAACTAAGCCCTTGGGGACGCACTTCTCTTCGTAAGGCTGTTGTTCTTGGGCGCGAGCAGCAAGCCATTAATCTTATTGGTACTTCTATTCTTGACTATATGGAGTTGTATAAACGATTCACTTATACACAGCAAGAGAGTTATAGACTCGACCATATCGCTCATGTAGAATTAGATGAACGCAAACTTTCCTATGAAGAATATGGTTCATTACATAAACTCTATTCGGAAGATTATGAAAAGTTCATTGATTATAATATTAAGGATGTAGAGCTTGTCGAGCAACTAGAAGATAAGATGAAATTTATTGATATGATTCTAGCCCTTGCGTATTCGGCAAAGGTGAATTATACCGATGTGTTCTCTCAGGTGCGTATGTGGGATACCATGATTTACAATCATCTTCGGAAGAAGAATATTGTTATTCCACCGAATGATACGTCTGAAAAAATTGCTCCTTATACTGGCGCATATGTAAAAGACCCCATCATTGGAATGCATAACTGGATTGTTTCGTTTGACTTGAATAGTCTGTATCCGCATTTGATTATGCAGTACAATATTTCACCAGAGACTTTAGTGCCTCGCGCTCGCGCACCCGAGGAAGTGGTAAACAGCCTGAATCTTGGGGCTCATAAAACCATTGCGGGCGTTGATAATATTATTGAGAAAATCTTTGATACGAGTTCTTTAAAGAATCATGATCTTACGGTGACGCCAAACTATCAGTTCTTCCGAAAAGATGTTCGCGGATTTCTTCCTGAAATGATGGAAGAATTGTATGAGCAGAGAAGTGAATATAAGAGCCTGATGATTGAGGCACAGAAGAAACTTGAAGAGGTGACCGCCAAGGAGGTGACCGCCAAGGAAAAGAATTATCTCTATAAGAAATATACAAATAATATTGCCCAATATAACAATGTTCAGTTAGCCCGTAAGGTTCAGTTGAATTCGGCTTATGGTGCGCTCGGAAATCAGTATTTTCGTTTTTATGATATTCGATTAGCAGAAGGTGTCACCAAAGCGGGGCAGTTGTCAATTCGTTGGATTGAAAATAAAATGAATAAGTATCTTAACCAGTTACTTAAAACTGAAGATGAAGATTATATTGTAGCCAGCGATACTGATAGCATTTATATTACGTTTGATAAGTTGGTATCTTCGGTTTTCCCTAAGGAGACTTCATCAAAAAAGATTGTAGATTTTCT